ACATTTTTATTTACAAAATTGTTTACATTTTTTTCTAAACATTCTCTTATTAAAGGATCTACTTCAAACGCTTCAACCTTTTTAAAATTGTTACTAAAATGAAAAGAAGAAGTTCCATAGTGAGCACCCACATCTATGGCTCGTCTAAAATTTTTACAATAACTTAATGCTGTAAAAATTTGTCTTGTTGAACGTGTTTCCATAGGGTGAAATCTTTTATAATCTTTAGCAAATTTTATATTATTTAAAATTGATTTATCGTTTTCTAAAAAATACCAACCAAAATCATTAACTATATTTTTCATTTATATCTACCTACTATTTCTTTTATAGTTTCTTTTAGAGTATATTTTATTTGCCAGTCAAAATGAGTATATAATTTACCTAGATTAGAAATATACCATTGATGGTCACCTATTCTATTCTGTTCTTTTATAGTATAATTCATTTCTACTTTAGTATAATTCTCTATTATTTTTATTGCTTCTAAAATAGAACAACTATTATCTCGGCCTCCACCGATATTATAAACTTCACCATTCTTAGGCGATTCATAAAAATGCCAAAAACAATTTACTAAATCATAACTATGTATATTATCTCTTACTTGTTTACCTTTGTAACCATATATTGTATATGGTATCTTTTCTATATTTGCTTTAACTAAGTAATTTAAGAAACCGTGCAATTCAGCACCAGCGTGATTGGGGCCTGTTATACAGCCTGCTCTAAAAATACCAGTTTTTAATCCTATGTTTCTACCATACTCTTGTGCTAATAAATCGCCAGCACATTTAGATACTCCAAATAAACTATGAGTTGAGTTGTCTATAGACATTGTTTCATCTATACCATTATAATAATTGTGTGAAGTATCTATCTCATATCTTGTTTCGTTTTCTTTTAAAGGTAATCTGTTTGGTGTATCACCATAAACTTTGTTTGTAGATACTTGTATAAAGACTGCTTGATTAGAATATATCTTTGTAAGTTCTAGTAGATTTAAAGTACCTACAGCATTGATATTAAAATCTGTGTGAGGTTCTTTAATAGCCCAATCGTGTGATGGTTGAGCAGCAGCGTGAATAATTAAAGATATATTCTTACCATATTCTTTAAATATTTTTTCTAAACCATTATATGATCTTATGTCTATACTCTTATGTTTGTATCGGTGTTGAAACTTTAGTAATTCCTTCTTAACGTTTTTTGTACTGGCCTCTTTACCAAAAAAATATTTTCTACTATCATTATCAATACCAATGACATCCAATCCTTTATTGATTAAAAACTTAACCGATTCAGAACCAACTAAACCTTGTGAACCTGTAACCAAAGCAATCATTTAGGAATCCTTGTATGTTTAATATGTGTTAATGATTTTATAAGTTCTTTGTCTTTTCTTTCTTTCACAAAATAACCTTCTATCTTTTCATAACCTTTTTCTTTAGCCCATAAAGCACGTTTGTTACCTAGATGCACATATAAACCTTTTTTAAGTTTATTGTTAGTATCTTTATGCTGTGGATTTTTAGGTAATATTCTTTCTATTACCCACTGTTCAGTTTCATCAGTTACAACTATAGGATATAACATACCTGCTTTTTCAAAACTATCAAAATATCCAAACTCTTTAACTCTATTTTCCAACCAATTATCTGGTGGTATAGTAATTAAAGATTGCACATCAAACAATTGTATTGGTATTTTTATTTCAGATAGATAATTTTTAGCTTTCAATATTTTCATTTAAGTTCCACATATTCTACTTTCATAATAACCTTTTTTGGCTATATAATAAGCATCAACTATATCTGTAATTGGATTGTTAAGTGTAGGTATATCAAAGGCTTTCATTAGATTTGTATTGGTATCTTTTGTAAACTGTTCATACATCATCTTTTTATCTGCGTTACCTTTACCTGTAGCAAACTTTTTAATTACACTTGGTACTAATATTCTATAATCGTATTGATTTAATCTATACTTTAATATGCCACCGTTTTCTGCGATTTGAAATACGGCTTGACCTTTACTACCATAAGAATAACCTTCAATGAAAATTTTAGGGTTTGTTAGTTTGTTTATGATTGATAATGCCCAAGTAGATAGATTAGCAAATCTTTCTATAGGATTTTTATATTCAATGTGTTCAGTACCTAATATATTCTTCATCATATTGCCAATATGTTTCTTCTTACTTGTTAAGTAAAAGAATTTACAATCTTCAAATTTAAGACTAACATCACTCACACAAATGGCCGGTGAGTTTAAACTAAAATCAATCCCAACTATCGTTGTCTGTTTCACTTGCTTCCTCATCTATCTCGTGACTACAAAATGGACACGTAATTGGATTCATTTCGTGTACCTCATTGTTCCACGCTATTACATATTTAGTTTGACAGGAAGGACAAGTTTTTGTTTGTTTAGTAATCATTATAGTTTAAACTTTTTAAATTGGTCTTTTTTAACGTCTTGTTGAATACCACCAATAACATAACTTTCTATTTCTGTTTCTTGCGGAGCATTTTGTTGACCTTTACTATTCAACCAATGATCTACCCAAGGTAATGGATTTATCTTAGTATCATAAACAGGATTTAAACCAATGGCCTTCATACGTCTATTGGCCATATACTCTACAAATTGGTGTAGTAGTTTTTCTGATAGTCCTATCATTGAACCTTGTGAAAACAAATAAGTTGCCCATTGTTTTTCTGAAGCTACAGCATCATCATACATTTTGTAAACTTCTTTTTCTGTATCTTTAATAATTTTTAACATCATCTTATCGTTCTCTACGTCTTTATAGTTATTAATTATTCTTTGTGATACTGCTAGATGTTGACTTTCATCTCTTGCAATAAAGGATATAATCTTTGCTGAACCTTCTAATAGTTTTAATTCACCAAAAGCAAAACTACAAGCAAACGATACATAGAATCTTAAACCTTCTAATATGTTTACTGTGATTAATGCTTTCCATAATCTAGTTTTCAATTCATACATATCAACTTTATCTGGTGTTAATTGATACTTGTAACCCATTTCAATAAGGTCATCATAAGATTTTGTTACAGACTCAGCTCGTTCTTCTATCTTCTTATCTTCTATAATTGTGTCAAAGATTTCACCAGGATTTGCATACAAATTTTTAATGATGTATGTATATGATCTGCTATGTATTGTTTCCATAAAGTCCCACGTTACAATACAGCCTTCTAATTCAGGTAAAGAACAGAACGGTAAAAATGCCAAACAAGGTCCACGTCCTTGTACGCTATCTAACATTGTTTGGTATTTTAAATTAGATGTAAATATATTTTTTTGTTCTGGTCTTAATTCTTGGTAATCATTACGATCTTTTTGTAACGATACTTCTTCTGGTCTCCAAAAGAAACCTAATTGTTGTTGTGTTAACTTATCAAAAATAGGATACTTAAACGTATCATACCTTTGTACGGCCAAATCATCACCAAAAAACATTTGTGCTTTGGTAAAGTCTAAACCTTTTGCTTTATTAAAAACTGACCTACTCATAATTATATTTTACACGATTCGCAATCGTCATCTTCCTTTGTTATTGTTTCTGGCACGTTGTCTTTAAAACCTACTGGATGTGCCGGTTCATCCTCATCTCTCTTACCATCATATGTATTTTGGTAATAAGACGTTTTCCAACCATACTTATAGGTTGTTAATAGGTCGTTAATCATTTCTGATAATGGCGTTTGGCCACTATCGTAGTTTTCTGGATTATATGACCAGTTACCACTTATTGCTTGGTCAAAATACTTTTGCATCACTGCGACTACATTTATATATCCTTCATTTGATTTCATATCCCAAAGTAAAGTATAAAAATTCTTTAATTGATTATAATTAGGCACTATTTGTTTTAATGGCCCTTTCTTAGACTTCTTAATTGATAGATAATCTCGTGGTGGTTCTATACCATTTGTTTCATTAGATACAACACTTGAAGATTCTGATGGCATTTGAGCCGAGAGTGTGCTATGTCGGAGGCCGGTCTCAACAATATCCTTCCTCAATTTCTCCCAATTAAATGATAGTTTTCTAGTAACTATTTCGTCTACCTCTTTTTTATAGGTATCAATTGGTAAGATACCATCAGAATATTTTGTACGATTAAAGTACTCACACTTACCTTTTTCTTTTGCTAATTGATTGCTGGCTTTCAATAGATAGTATTGGAATGCTTCTGTTAATTCATCTACTAATTTCCAAGCTGCCTTCTCGTGGTACATTACTTTTTCTCTTGCAAGATAATGTGCTAGGCCAATATAACCTATGCCTAAACTTCTTCTGGCCTTAGTTGATATTTCTGCTGCTTTAACTGGATATTCTTGGTGATCTATAATTTCATCTAACGATCTTACTGATAGATCACATAATGATTCTAATTCATCAAAATCTTTTAATATACCTAAATTGATTGCTGATAATATACATAATGCAATCTCTCCATCACCATCTATATGTTGTAATGGTTTAGTAGGTAATGTAATCTCTTGGCAAAGGTTTGACATTGTAATTGTATCTTTAAATGATGAGTGTGTGTTACAATGATCTATATTCATAATATAGATACGGCCTGTTTCTGCACGTTCTTTTAATAAACTTTGTATTAATTCTTGTGCTGATATTTTTTTCTTTTTGATAGATGTTTTCTTTTCATATTCTTCATATAACTTATCAAATTTATCTGTACCCCAAGCTTCATATAAATCTGGTACTTCGTGTGGTGAAAATAAAGTTATTTGTTCATCATTAATAAATCTTTGATAAAATAATTTGGATAGTTGAATTGAGTAATCTAATTTTCTTACTCTATTATCTTCTGAACCTTTATTGTTTTTTAAAA